ATATCAATAGTTTTTACATTGCTTGTATATCCTTGCTTTAGCATTAACCTATTAGCATATAAACGGTTATTCATATTTAGATTATCCGTTGTTGTTGCTATTGTAGTGCCGTTAATATCCTTTGTTGTTTCTTTTCTAATCACTTGATAATTTAGCATATTATCTGAGTAAATGAAATTCAAACTAAACGGATAACCAACAAAATACGTAGGTTTATTAAATACGCTTTGAAATTTTGCTTTATCAGTTCTAGTATTGTCAAATGTAGGTACAAAAGAACCCATATTATACCCATACTTATCTTGAATTTGATTAGCTGAATTTGTGTAATACAAAACGTTTGCATCGTTTAAATTTGTATAGTTTCCAGCAACTCCATTTATAACCTCTCTAATCTGTATATTGAATTTAGAACCTTCTCCAATTTGAAACTTGTTTATTGAATCGTAAAGAAAGTTATTTTGATTAATTGTTTTAGTTGAAAGTAATTCTTGTACAGAAACTTTAGCAACTCCTAAATTGTCAGTTTTATTTTTTACGCTTCCTATTGCTTCATAAGTGTAACCGTTAATATAAGACACCTTAGTTTCAATATAATGCGTGTAAGCATCTATGAAGATAAAATAACCGTAAGTACCACTCAACAAAGAAACGTTATAATCAAACTTTAAATGATTAGTTGAAATACTTTTAATCGTTAAAACCTTAGAACTTGCACCTTGAACATAATAAACTTTTTGACCTACTTTAACAGTAGATGGGATAGTAATATTTAATTTAAAATGTACCTCAGTTCCGCCCACATTGTATTTTTGCAAAACGTTTGCATCTATTCTTTGAATTTCAAAAGTTATCGGTTGATGAACTGGAAACCAATTTGATTTTTGCCCATTTATTAATATGCTTGGATTCTTTTTAATTGAAATCATATTTTAACTATATTAGTTATTTGAACATAGTACCTTTGCCCTATCAAATTTACTAAATTATCTATTCGATTATCTGTCAAAATAGGTTCAAAAATATTTTGTTTTCCCCCTTGTTGGTATAATTTCGTTCCATTTAAATGAATAGACTTAGAAATTCCCCAACTTAATTGCTCACTTGTTGGAACATTGCCTTGTGCATTTGCTTTGCCTGAGATACCTTTCTTTTTTATCCAACTTAATATCGCTTCTTGTAAAGTTGGTGAGCCAGTTTTAGCACCCGATGAAGTTGGCTTTCTACCCTTCCATAATACCGAAATAAATGGAGAAGCGTAAATAGTCAAACTATTTTCAGTATTATCAGCGTACATTGTAGAACCTAAAGACCCACTAACTTTTTTAAGTTCTGGAATAATTGTATTCGTAAATTGGTCGAATATCTCTTTATTTGTTGACATAATAAATAACTGAGCAAATTAACAACCAACTAACTATTGATATTATCCAAAGATATTTTTTATATTTTAACATACTCCATCATTATTAATCATTCGTAAACTAAAAGGCATCATAATTCCACTCATGTTTGTGTCAAATAGATTTTGAACTTGAACACACGTTTCTACTGCTAAATCTCGAACATTATCGACATCGTTTTCAAGTGAAATTTGAAACTCTCGTTGTGCATTTTCAGCCTTTACAAAAGTTTCCTCTTGCTGAACATCGTTATCGTCTAACTCAGATTTAAATAGAAATAAAGCCACACAAATATAAGTTCTTTGGAACGCTCCAGTACTCATTATTTTAGGAGTATACTTCATAGGCATATCCAAATAAACACATGGAAGTAATTGTTCATCAGCCATAAGATTTTGAAACTGAGTTTCTGAATGTAAAAAAGTATACGTTTCACTATTTGAAGTCATTAAAGCCACCTTGTCGCTAACTAATTGTTTAATTGTCATTTGTCTTGTATTATTTTTCCGTAGTTACTTTCAAATTTACTACTTATATTTTGTTTTAAGAGTATTAAAAAGATTAAATTATAAGGAAGTTGCTCAACTTGTTCATGAGTGTAGTTATATTTCTCTGCTATCATATCAATTGTATTGAAATCGCCTAACTCATTAAACGAATCAATACCAGCCATTTTTTGCTCTACTGTAATGTCCGATTTTAGCCGTTCATTATCTCGTTCAATTATCTTTATTAATCTATTCAATAGATAGCAATAGGCTTGAAATACGGCATAGCAATTTAAATCTAAACAATCTACACCTGAATACAATTTAATGACCTCACGCACGTTTGAAATATCTCTACACGCTAATATTTTCTTTTCATAACTTTCCTGACCTAAATCAATAGGCAATTCAATATCGTTTATAAAATTACTTTCTTCAAATTTCGTAAAGTCGTCTTGTAGAAATTCTAAATAGGGAGTTATAACCTCAATATCTAGCATCAATATTTCAACCTCGTTTAGCCCTGTCAATATTTTAATCGCTTCAATCTCATTTGAACTTTGCAATTTTAAATAATCTTTAAATAATATATCACTCCATGAAGTAGGAAGATTGAAGTCCTTTATTTGTGTTTTAAATTTAATCATAATAAACGGCTTCGAGGTGCTTTTGCTTTTGGTTTTAACTCAAAATAGTATCTCATCATTATACTATCCCAATGGTCAGGAGAACGACCTATGTTTGCTTTTATAACATCTTTAGAAATAATACCTAATCGAGTATCTTTGTCAATTTCTTTTTGTTTAATTTGCTCCATTTCTTCGCTAACCAAATCGCGAACGTGTGTGTTAATTGAAACCTCTCCACATTCTCTATTTTGTATTTTCTTAGCCATTAAAATAGAACATTGACTTTTTAAATTTTCGTAGTTTTCACCATTTAAAGCCCTACTATTATTAACGAAACCCTCACATCTTAACATATCAACAAGTCCACCACCTACTCCATCTTCATCGGCTATTGTTTGACTATTAGGCACGTTATATTTAGCTTGTAATTTTCGAGCTTCTTCATATGCTTCTACTATTGTATTCTTTGCAAATATTACAACATCAATACACTTCCATTCATTCCACACCCTATAAACAGTTGTATCTTTACCTTTACGAGCCACATCAATAGTAATATAATGTTTACCCTCATCATTTATATGAACGGGGTTAAAATAGTCTATAATAGCGTCCATATCAATCAATGTAGATGGGTCGTCATCATATTCCCAATTTCCATAATAAAGTCTTTGCTTTGCGTTATTATCTAATTGTAATAATGATTTTAAATAAGATGGGTGTAAATGTGGATTATCTTGTGGGAGTGCCTGAATAAACTTCCTATAATCTTTTAATGTTCCGTTTTTAGATGGTTGGTAAAATTCTTTATAAGTCCAATTCTTTGCAGGATTTAAAGTGCCTAACATTTTAGGTATTAAATTATATTCAGTTAATTTGTATCTTATCCTAGATTTAACTATTTGCCATGCTTTATAAACAACTTGGTTACATTCATCTATAAATGCTCCAGTAATCTCTAAAGAACCTAGACTGTCATAGTTAGGGTCTGAAGGGTAAAGAAATAAATCTTTGAGTATTATCTCGCTACCATTTTCAAAGTAAATAACATTTGATTGAGCGTTGTAATTAAACTCATCTCCTATGTCTAACTTACTAGCAAGTTCAAAAAAAGTGTTTAAAGTAGTTTCTTTTAATGTTTTTAATTTTGCCCTACCCATTAACCATCTAGTGTTAGGATAGTTTTGACACATTGAAATTAACCAAAGACAACCAAAAGCGGATTTTCCACCACCAGCTGCACCACCATAAAGTACCTCTTCTGTAGTTTTATCATTTAAAAAAAAAGTAGCATGTTCTTGTTTAATTAGTAGTTTCATTTGGATTTATTCCATTTCCTAATTGAATAACATTCTGTATTTTTTCACCCATAGAAGTAATGTCAGTTTGTTGTTTAGGTTTTCCATACATATATTCAAAGAACATTTTAATAGCCCAATCTTTACCACTATCAATTGCTTCTGAAAGTTTAATAAATGCTTGTTCTTCTAAAGGAGAAAGTTTCTCAATTAAATTTTGTTCTTCTGCTTTTGAAGGACGTCCGCCGTTATTACCTTTTATTCCTTTATTATTTGCTCTCTTATCCATTTTAAATCAGTTTAAATCAGTTAACTGAATATCAATAACAATTAGTTTTTGACTCTATTATCAAACCATTCCCATAAATAGAAGATTGATTACCGTCTAACTTTCTTTTTTCTCTCCAATTTACTGACTGATAAATATAAGTATCTTTAATCTTTTTATCTCCAGCAAAATATGGATTTTGTTCGTATGTCGTTGTAGTTTTACAAGTGTATTTTTTTGTACAACTTGCAAAAATTATCAATATAAATATATACTTCATAAATTCAATATTATTTTCTTATTCTTCATCGCTTCAATAACCGTTTTAAAGTCATACCTTATAAAAGCCAGTTCAACATAGTTTGGGTATGTAACAATCCTATGCCCTACTTTAATCGTAGGAAGTGGTGAAACTAATCTCCCATCAACAAAAACTGCATCTGGTATGTGCTTTTTAACTTTACTTTCTCTTAGTTCTTGCTTTAATGTTATCATAGTTTTCGTATAAAGCCTTTAAGCAAAGATTATCTTCTGGTTTGTTCTCATCGAATAGTCTAACTGTTCTGTGCATATCTTGTAAATAACCTATGGGAGAATTAACTCCCTTTTGGTTTGATAAAGATAACAATTTTTCTTTATAGTTTATATTTAACTTTATATCCATTTTCTCTAAGATATTCTACCATTTCAGACATAGAAAAATCTTCTAAGCAAGGCTTTATAGTTTTCAACTTCTGAATGTATAAAGTAGCATCCATTAACTCTTGTTGTAAATGTTCCAGGAAGTCATCTGTATTATTTTCGTGTAAAGTTGTTCCGTACTTTTCAATTCCAACTTTTGACCGTTCTTGAAAACTATCAACTACTTGCTTAACTATTGGGTCTTCTTTCATATCATTTATATCTAATGTATATGTCGACCAGTAGTCAATTGCACCTACTTTGTTGAAAGCATCACCCACCAAAACGAATCCTCTAGTTATATGCTTATCCATATATGTAACCTGAATAATTAAGTCAGTCGTTTTACTTTTCGCTATTATATTTTGCTTACTTTCCATGCGTTCAAACTATTAAAATACTTCTCCTCACCTTGTGGATTCACCCAACATTTGCCCGATAAATTCACCTCAACTTCTAATAAGTCCCCGATATTAATATCGTTAATCAATGT